TTACCGTATAATGAACATGATATAGTACCTAATCCGTTTGGTCATCCAATAAACATGACCTTTGGCGAGGTAGCTAAATATGACGGTCCATGTAACTTAAAAATGACATTGAATAACGTATTTGCGTTTAACAAGACAATTGATATGATTAATCAATTAACCGATGCTCATTTTGAGTTATTAGAAACAGTAGTACCGGCTGACTTCTATCAGATTTTAAAGAGTATGAATGAGATGTTTGAAAATCCAGATCACGCTTTACAAATCTATGAAAAGTATAGAAACTACTATTTAAAATTCGGCGGTAACCATGTTACTACCACAAGTGAAAATACATTAAAACAATTTTTTGATACAAGTAAATAATATGAAAAAGAGTACATTTCTTAATTTTATTAGCCGTTATTATTTAGCAGGCGCAACTACTTCCGTAAAATGGGAAGCAGTAAATGATTCGGTTACATGCAATTTTATTACTGATGACCAGAATGTTATCGGTTCTATTAACAGTCAAGCAATTAGTCTTGGCGACAATGAAATAGGTGTTTTTGCTACACCTCAATTGGTAAAGATGCTATCTGCAACATCTGAAGATATCGAAGTTAAAGTTAATGCTGTTAGCAATAAGTCGGTTTCATTGGGTATTAGCGATAAAGACATTAACATGACGTTTATGTTAGCTGATTTATCTGTAATCAAGCAAGTGCCTAAATTAAAACAATTACCTGAGTTTAATGTGTCAATTGACTTATCTCAGGAATTTATGAATAAGTTTATTAAGGCTAAGAATGCTTTACCTGAATCAGAAAACTTTGCGGTTCAATGTCAAGGCGGTGTAGTAGAGTTTATTATTAACTATTCGTCAATCAATACAAATCGTATTAAGTTTAATGTTGATGCAACTCTTACTAATGATATGGATACCGTTTGTTTTTCTTCTAACTTGTTTAAAGAAATTCTTTCTGCCAATAAAGATATGGCATCTGGTAAATTAGAAGTATCGTCTCAAGGTTTAGCTAGAGTAGTATTTAACGGTAGTGATTATTCATCAGAATATTTTTTAGTACAATTACAATCAATATAATATGTTTGGAAACGAAACAATAGAAAATAGTCTTTGGGTTGAAAAATATCGTCCGGATACATTAGAAGGCTACGTAGGTAATGAAACTATCTTGGATAAGGTTCGTATCTATTTAGAGAACGGAGATGTGCCGCATCTATTATTCTATGGTTCAGCTGGTACTGGTAAAACGACTTTAGCTAAGATTATTGCAAAAAATGTCGATGCAGATATTATGTATATTAATGCATCAGATGAAAACAATGTAGAAGCAGTAAGAACTAAGATAAAGAACTTTGCCAGTACTATTGGTTTCCGTAGATGGAAGATTGTAATACTAGATGAGTCAGATTATTTAACTCCCAATGCACAAGCGGCGTTACGTAATCTAATGGAAACATTTAGTAAAACAACTAGATTCATTTTAACATGTAACTATGTTGAAAAGATTATTGACCCTATACAATCTAGATGTCAAACCTTTGGAGTTACTCCGCCATCTAAAGCAGAAGTAGCTAAACGTGTAGCTCAAATATTAACGGATGAACAAGTAACCTTTTCAAAAGAAGATTTGGTTACTGTAGTTAATAGTAGTTATCCAGATATAAGACGTATTCTTAATACATGTCAACGTCAAATAGTTAACAATCAATTGCAAATGGACAAACAAAGTTTAATGCAATCAAACTATATGTTGAAGGTATTAGATATTCTTAAAGCAGAAAAATCTAAACGAGATAGTTTTACAGAGATACGTCAATTATTAGCCGATAGCAAAGTAAAAGACTTTACTGCATTATATTCATATCTATATGAACATTTAGATGAATATGCAACGGGTAATCTAGCTACTGTAATATTATCATTAGCAGAATCACAAAGTACAGATTCATTTGCTGTTGATAAAGAATTACATGTAATGGCAATGTTTATAAAAATATTAGATGTTATAAGGAAATAAAAATGGCAAACCAAAAAATGAATCTAAACATTAAGCCAGAAGATGTATCACAAATTGTATGTGAACATTGCGGTGGTATGTTTTTTAAACAAGTAGTAGTACTAAATTCAGTACCTAAGTTATTAGTAGGAGCAAATGAAGATGTAATTATTCCGGCTCCAACATTTAGATGTGATGATTGTGGTGGCGTTAACGAAACGTTTATGCCAAAGAAACCAACGACTAAAAAAGAAAACAATGAATCAGGAACCACAAAAAGCGGCCTCATTATTTGATCATCTTAGTTTCATAACGGATAAAAAACGTAAGTGGGAGACTCTTTCTGAATTAGACAGGAAGAGTTTCTCGCCTTATCTAATTAATCGTTGGCTAAGTCAAACTCCAGAATTAATTGAATATGTTGATATGTTTCAACGTTATACAATCGGATTGTTAGAGCCAAGAGACGTTTATAAACTTTATTACGATTTCTTACCTAAGAAAAAGTTTTTTTCAAAATATGTTAAAGGAAAGAAACAAGAAACCGTAAATGAAGAACTCGTTACGATTATAAAAGATCATTTACAAGTTAGTGAGACTGAGGCAATCGAATACACGGAAATCTTGAAAATACAAGAAAAAGACCATATATTTAAAGAGTTGCTTATAAGATATGGTAAGGACGAAAAAGAAATCAAAAAACTATTAAAATGATAACAGCAGTAGGTAGTAATTACGAACACGTAAACCACCCAAATCATTACAACACTTTCAGTAAGGAAGTTATTCATATGATGATAGACATTTGGGGTGTAGAGAGTACAATCACATTTTGTGAAATGAACGCGTTTAAATATAAAATGCGATTAGGTGAAAAGCCAGGTCAACCAATTGAACAAGACCTTAATAAAGCCAATTGGTATTTAAACAAAGCTAAAGAATTACGTTCTAAATAATGAAAAATTTTTTACGATTTAGTCAACCACAACCAGAGGAAGGAGATATGCGTATATCATATTCACAATTTTCCATGTATCAATCATGTCAGAAGAAATGGGAATTAGCTTACGTAAAGAAGCTTCGAACTGATAGTCCTAGTATTCATACATTGTTCGGTACAGCATTTCACGAAACTGTACAAGAATGGTTAAAGTGCTTATATGAGATGAGCGCTAAGACCGCAGATAATATGGATTTGCCAGGTTTACTAAAAAGTAAAATGTTTAAGTTATATGGAGAACAAAAAGAAAAATTGGGTAGACATTTTTCAACTCCTGCTGAGTTAGGAGAGTTTCTTCAAGACGGTACTAATATATTAGAATGGTTACGTAAGAAACGTACGGCTTATTTTACTACTAAAGGATATGAATTAATTGCAATCGAGTTTCCTTTATATGTAACTGCATTTGACAGCCGTCCTAAGGTTAAATTAATGGGTTTCATTGATTTGATTATAAGAGATACCGTTGATGATAAACTATTAGTATACGATATTAAAACAAGTACTAGAGGGTGGACTGATAATGATAAGAAAGATCCTATCAAACTTGCTCAAGTAGTTTTATACAAAGAATACTTATCAAAGCAATACGGCGTAGAAGTTGATAAAATAGATGTTCAGTTTTTTATAGTTAGAAGAAAATTATTTGAGGGGTCAATGTTTCCTCAAAAACGTGTGCAAGAATTTAAACCGGCATCTGGTAAGCCTACTAGAAATAAGGTATTACGTGAATTGCAATCGTTTGTAGAGAGTTCATTCACCCCAGAGGGAAAATATAATACAGAAAGAGAATATGTTGCAATTGCAGGAAAAGCATATAAGAACTGCAAATATTGCGAGTTCGCAGAAGATGACGACCTCTGCCCGATGGCCAAACGAATCGTCGAATAAAGGAAATAATATGCATATAGGAATTATCGGTTCAAAGAACTACGAAAATATACGTAAGATAAAAGATTTACTTTTTTCTTTAAAACAAAAGTTCGGAGATCAACTGATAATATCTTCCGGTGGTACAAGAATGGGAGCTGAAAAGCACATTAAGAAATATGCATTAGAATTTAATATACGCTATCAAGAATATAATCCAGCACATACTCCGCATGGATTGTACTCTGCTATATCTGAAAGCTACTATGATAAACCATATCATGGGAGTCAACACCACCATAGATATATGCTACTAGGAAGAAGTGTAGAAAAACTAATAGTTTTAGTACCCGCAAACGAAAATACAGACTTATATAAGATGGCAATTGATACGGTAAAGAAACGTAAAAAAAGCTTTGTCGTTATGAGTTAGTTTTATTATATTATACAATATTTATTAAAAAAAGGTTATATTAATGCAACAGTTACAGTTACCAAAGCTGCGTAAGCTAAATACAACGCGTCCTAAGAAGAAAAAAATATTATTGCTTTCGGACGACTTGAGATTACATTCTGGTATCGCTACGATGTCAAAAGAATTTGTAATCGGCACATCACATATATTTGACTGGGTTCAAGTAGGTGCAGCTATCAATCATCCCGACCAAGGAAAAATCATTGACGTATCAGCAGATATACAAAAAGAATTCGGCATCGAAGATGCTAGTGTACGTATATATGCCAATAGCGGTTATGGAGACCCAGGTTTATTAAGACATATAATTAATGTTGAACAGCCAGATGCTATTATGCATTTTACCGATCCAAGATTTTGGGGTTGGTTATATCAAATGGAACATGAATTACGTCAAAAGCTTCCTAT